AGAAATGGCAGGAGCGTAGGATGAGCATAAAGATTTGTAGCGCAGAGCTACGCAAGATTGCGCAAGACAAAGATATAGCTGTCGCGCAGGATGAGATAGATGCCATCCTCAAAATTATGCAAGACAAGATTGATCGCCGTGGCGGTGTTTACGGTGACAGTGAGCTTGGCGAACTCATTGCAGAGGCAAAAGAATTAGCCAAAAGAGCAAGGATTGAGTCTGCCATACAAAAGCGAAATCGTCTTATCAATGCACGCGCATACGCAACGGTGATGACTGCATTGCGTCAGGAGCCTAATGATCCTGGCAAAGCGTTGTCTGCTATCCTTGTTGGCGATGCAAGGCGTAGCCTGTACAGCATTGACGCTAAGCAGCGTAGTATATTTTTAGACAACACGGGCGCGTTGGTAGGCGAGTTAAAACGAAATGATTTGCTAGATATTTTCCGCTCCAATGAGCTAGATGAAAAAATTTATCAAGAAATGTTTGATGGCCTTGGAAGCAGTGGCAGCAANGAGGCGCGTCAAATTGCAGAGACNATTAAAAAGGTACAGAAGCGTCTGTTAGACCGCAAGAACAGAAACGGTGCAAACATTGGTGAGCTTGAGAACTATGTTGTNCGCCAGCACCATGACCCATTGTTGATACGCGGCAAAGGCACAGAAGAAGATAAACAAGCGTGGATTACTTTTGTGTCTGAAAACATGGACATAGAAAAAACTATGGCTAACAAGCCAGACGACATGACTGAGGTTGAGTTTCTTGGCTCTATGTATGACAACCTTGTTAGCGGAAACCATATGAAGGTTGACGGCGTGGGTGGTGTAGGCGGTGCGCAGCCAGAGTTTAAGGGGCCAGTAAATCTTGCCAAACGCCTTAGTGCGCAGCGCATAATCCACTTCAAAAATGGTAAATCTGCGCTGGCATACGCAAACAGGTTTAGCCGCATGAAACTGTCTGAGGCCGTGTACCAAGGCATCTCTCATGATGCGCAAGCCATAGGTTTGCTTGAAACTTTTGGCACAAACCCAAAAGCCATGTTCGACAGAATAATTACAGAAATAAAGCCAAAGGGCGTTGCAAAGCCCATAAAAGAAGGACGCTTGAGAAACCAGTTTGCAGAGCTGGATGGCACAACTCGCGCACTAGGCGCAACCCAGCCCATACTGAATACAACGGTTACTTACGCTGGCATAGCTGCTGGCTTTCGTATGTTGCAATCAATGGCAAAGCTAGGATTTGCTACCATTTCATCGTTTTCAGACATTGCAACCAAGGCAGCGTTTATAAACGCAAACACAGAACGGAACATTTTTGGTGCTTATGCCTCTGCTTTGCGTGATACATTTCGTTTGTTCAACAGCAAAGAGCAAAAAGAGTTGGCATACCTGCTAAGTGTTGGTGTTGAAAACGAGTTAGCAGACGTTCACGCTAGATTTGGTGCAAATGATAGCGGTCCTGGAATGATATCAAAGGCACATCAGTTGTATTTTAAGCTGAACGGTATGCAATGGTGGAACAGCACACAAAAGGTTGGCATTGCGCGTATGTTGTCTGCTGACCTTGCTAACTACAGCAACAGATCCTACAACGCGATACCACCAGAAACACGCAGGTTGCTTAGTCTTTACGATATAAATGAGGCAGAGTGGTCTTTGTTCCGTGGCATGGACATGAAGGCGGCTGATGGGCGCAAGTATCTGGTGCCTGATATCGCTGATGAAATAGCTGTTGAAAAGATAGACCCGTTGATCGCGCAACGCACAGGACAGCTTGATATAACAGACAAGATGCGCCAACAGTTTCGTGATGACCTACGCAGTAAAATATCAGCTTACTACGCTGATAGTGCAGACACGGCTATCCCAACCCCAGGCGCAAGAGAGCGTGCTATTATGAACCAAGGGTTGCCACGCGGTACAGTTATGGGTGAAGCAATACGAATGATTATGCAGCTTAAAGGCTTTCCAATCACCTATGTTACAAAAGGCTTGAGCAGGCAAAAAGCCTCATCTGGATATTATGGCGTTGCAAAGATGATGGTTGGCTCAACAATGATGGGATATATGTCGGTTACACTTAAAGACATTTTAAAAGGAAAAGAACCTGCGGAGGTTTTTGGTGATGATTATACCTTAAATAAAGAGCTGTTGTTCCGTGCCTTTACACAAGGTGGCGGTGCAGGAATCTACGGAGACTTCATATTTGGTGAGTTTAACAGGTATGGTCAGGGGCCGCTTGAAACTCTTGCTGGCCCTACCTTTGGCACGGCGGCAGATGTGTTACAGATTTACGGCAAGTTTCGCAGCGGTGACGATGCGGCAGCAGAAACAGTAAGATTAGCTATGCGCAACATTCCTGGCGCAAACTTGTTCTATGCAAAGTTGGCGTTAGACTACTTGTTTATGTATGAGCTAACAGAGTTTGCAAATCCTGGCTATTTCAAACGTATGGAGAGGCGCATGAAGAAGGACACAGGGCAAGAGTTTTACTTTCCACCATCACAGTATGTACGATAGGGATAAAATCGCGTATAAAGGTGCAAGGAGTTAGACATGACAGTTAGCAGCACAACCAAAAGGAATAGCTATACAGGGGATGGCTCAACTACCACCTTTGCTTACTCCTTTAAGATATTTGATGACGACGATATNACTGTNATCCTGCGCACNACAGCGACTGGCACAGAGTCTGTGCAAAGCAAAACAACGCACTACAGCGTAACGGGTGTTGGCAGTGCAAGTGGTGGCAATGTGGTGTTTGGCAGTGCGCCATCATCAGCGCAAACAGTGGTGCTGCTACGCCAGACTGCGCAGACACAGGCCACAGACTACACTCCAAATGATCCGTTCCCTGCCGCCTCACATGAGGACGCTCTTGATAAGCTAACGCTTATGACACAAGACCAGCAGGACGAGCTTGATAGAGCGATTAAGCTGTCTCGCACAAACACCATGACATCGACTGAGTTTACAGTCACGGCAGCAAACCGCGCCAACAAGATATTTGCTTTTGACAGCAGCGGAGAGTTGGCTGTAACGCAAGAGATTGGCACATTCACGGGTAATTTTGCTGCAAGCACAGCATACAACGTGCGTGATCTAATTAAGGATACTAGCACAAACAATATCTTCATCGTCAACGAGGCACACACAAGCTCTGGCTCAGAGCCGCTAACAACCAATGCCAATAGTGCTAAGTATGATTTGATTGTAGATGCTGCATCTGCTACGACAAGCGCGTCAGCAGCGGCTTCATCTGCTACGGCAGCGGCATCAAGCGCATCTACTGCCTCGACTCAGGCGTCAAATGCGAGTTCAAGCGCGTCAACGGCAAGTACACAGGCATCAAATGCCTCATCTTCTGCCTCTACAGCCTCAACACAAGCGTCTAATGCTTCATCGTCAGCCACAGCAGCGGCGTCATCAGCGACAGCGGCGGCTAATTCTGCCACATCTGCGGCTAGTTCAGCGGCATCACTTACAACAGGAATCTCAGAGGACAACATCTTGCAAGCAGCGGCAGGGGTTGCGGATGATGACTTTTTGAGGGTAAATGGTACTAAGATAGAGGGCAGATCGGCATCTGAGTTGTTGTCTGACATTGGTGCTACCACACAAGCAATCGCGCAAGCTGACGCCACAGCACTTGCGATTGCGTTAGGATAGGGGTAACAAATGGCAAATACATTCAAAGTAGTATCGCATGACGTGATGCCAGCATCCTCTGGGACGCCAGAAGATTTATACACCACGCCAAGTTCGACGACCACGGTGGTCATAGGGTTGATTTTGGCAAACATTCATACAGCGCAGGTTACCGCCTCGGTGAAGTTGGTTTCAGACACCTCTGGTGGTGGCAGGGCTGCAACAAACACAACCACGTTTTTGATTAAGTCTATGCCAATCCCAGTTGGCGCGGCAATGGAAGTGCCGATAAGTGGCAAGGTGGTGCTTGAAACAACTGATAAGTTACAAATAGATTGCTCTGTGGCAGACAAGGTTTCAGTAACTTTGAGCATTATGGAGATAACCTGATGAGCAAGGATTCTTTTATAGGTAAGGATGGGCGGCAAACAAGTTATGAGTCTGTCATAAGGCAGAATGAGCAAAGCGTAGTGCAAAGCCTTACTATCGACGCAACAAACAGCGGAATGTCTGCTGGACCAATAACAGTTGAAACCACTGCAACCGTCACTGTTAACGGATATTGGAGCATCGTATGAGTAGCCAACTAAATGTAGATACCATTGTAGATAAGGCTGGCTCTGGCGGTTCTAATGTCAAGATGGCTAATACATCTACTTATGTGTCAGATGGTGGCAGTGCTACGCAGAATACCGTTCAGGGGCTGCTAAAAGGGTGGGTTAGAATAGACGGTGATGCAAGTGGCGCATCTATTGATGACTCATTCAATTGTGCGGGGATAACCGATAACGGCACCGGAGATTATTCAGTAACTAGAACTAACAATATGTCCTCTGTTGATACTTATTACGTTATTGAAGGACAGTTTATTAATTCAGTAAACACTAATGGCACAGACTGGTCTGGCAGCACAGCCGCACTGGTTCGCTATAAAGTTTTTGATACCAGTGCTACTGACCGTGACCCTGTTGGTTACGCTGTCATAGGAGACCTTGCATAATGGCTAGTCAATTAAAAGTAGATACAATCACAGGAGTAACCACGGCTGGCGCAATCAACGTCACTCTTGAGGGTAGTGAAACAGGAGTTCTTCAAGAGGGTCTTGCAAAAATGTGGTGCATATTCAACGGCACTAGCAACGCAATTTTAGATAGCATCAACTCTGCAAGCCTTACAGACAATGGCACTGGTGAGTATGCTGTAAATTATACAAACGCGTTTAGTAGTGCAGATAAATATGTTTCGTTTATGTCTGCTGATGAAAATAACAGTTCTAACTTTTGTAGAATAGGTACACTACAGGCTCAAGCAGCATCAAGCGGAAAAGTTATATGCAGCTTGGCTAGTGATTGCGCTGTTAAAGACTGTGCAAGAGTGCATAAAATGAATCATGGGGAACTTGCATAATGGCTAGTGAACTTAGAGTAAACACACTAAAGGATGCCAGCGGGAACAACAGCGTGGCTACGTCGGTTGTGTCCAACGGTTCTTTGAAAGCGTGGCGTAAATACACTTGTGTAACAACGACAGCAAACACCGATTCATTTAATTTTAGTAGCATAACAGACAATGGAACGGGTGATACAAATCACAATTTATCAACTGCTATGGGCAATGCTACTTACACAATTATGCACAATACACAATATGCCACATACAGTGGTTATGCTAATACTGGCACGTTAACAACATCGGCGTTCAGGACAGGCGTTTACAATTCATCAGTTGCAGCCGTTGATGTTGAGCATAACTTTGTTCATATCGCAGGAGACCTAGCATGACAGATACACCAGAGTTTCAAGGTGTGCATCTGTGGGATAGGCTGTGCTGGGCAAAGGAAAACCTTGATCCATATCAGTCTGACTACCGTGTGGTGTACGAGGACAGCGTAGATGAATGCGCCAAGATACTTGTGCCTGACCCTAACTGGATGGCGTGTGCCTTGCAGGGCGGCATCCTGCCTCCAGTGGAAGTATACTGGGAGTTAGCAAAGGATGAAGCTAAAGAGGGCTTTACAAAACACACTCGTGGCTACCTCTTGCACAACACTAAGCCTATAGAAGCCATGACAGAAGAACAAGCTATTGAATATTTGATTATGAAGGATGTGCCACAGTCTGTGTGGCGCACTTGGAATGAAGGCAACAAGCCAAAGATGGTAATATGCCGTAAGGAACAGCTTCCAGCAACTCGTGAGTGGCGCAATGCTTGGAAGATTAGNGAAGACCTAGCCACTGATGAAGTAGCCGCATAAGGAGATTATCATGGCAACAACTATTATTGTAGATAANGACGGCAACTCGATTGATGCCTCAGCCGCTACCGTTCCATCAGATCGTCACTTNCGNAACGCATGGACGCTATCTGGCAACGTTATTTCTGAGGATATGACCGNCGCTAAAAAAATCTTTCAAGACAAGATCCGTGAAGTACGCAAGCCGCTTCTTGAGGCGGAGGACGTAGTGTATATGAAGGCACTTGAGGCTGACGATGCGTCTGCCAAGACCGCCTCTGTAGCTAAGAAAAAGGCACTGCGAGATGCACCTGCTGCCTCTGCAATCAGCAGTGCAGACACGATTGCAAAGCTCAAGGCAGCTTGGGATACAAGTGTGCTTGGCACTAGCCCATACGCCTAATGAGCAAGCCTACAGCCGCATCTGTACAGGCCCAGATAGACACCCATGAAGCTGTTTGTGCAGAACGCTGGAAGGAAACCATTCTGCGTATCAAACGCATTGAACACATTATGATTGGCACCGCTGGAACGACTATCATTTTACTTTTAGGAATAATAGTAAATGGATGATTCATGCCTTTTTGTTGTTTGTATTTGTGGGCATTGGTGAGGACAAACGCCTTAAAAGTAATGATATGTATTTTCGCTCTGTCGATGACTGCGTGTACTTTGCACAACAACTGCATAAGCAGGGAAACACAATCACGGCCTATTGTTTGCCAGTCGTGGTAACTAAGGAGACAAAGGTGTACTAATGGACCCCGTTACCGTTATGGCTACTGCCACTGCTGCTTTTAATGCTGTAAAAAAAGGTGTGCAGATAGGGCGTGACATAGAAAGCATGGCATCTGATCTTGGCAGATGGATGGGCGCACTCAGCGACCTGGACATGTTGGAAAAAGAAGCCAAGAATCCCCCAATATTTAAGAAACTGTTTGCTGGCAAGTCTGTTGAGCAAGAGGCTATGGAGACGTTCGCCGCCAAGCGAAACGCAGAACAGCAACGAACCGACCTCAAAAACTTCATAGGCATGATGTACGGCAAGTCCAAATGGGATGAGCTTATTGCTATGGAGGGCAAGATTAGAAAACAACGGCAAGAAACTCTGTATATTCAGAGGCAACGCAGACGTAAGTTTGTAGAAATTGTTGCTTGGATTGTAATGGGACTGATTGGCTGCGCTGTATTGGTTACGTTTGTGATGCTGCTAAAGGCGCACACCGCTAGGGCAGAGCCAGAGCATGTTGTTTGTCGCTTGGTAGGTTGTGAAAAGATTGAAGATCAGAGGTGGTGTGTGTACCGTGGCGCGTACAATATTCAAGAAACCATTAACTTTCGGCTAGATGAATGGTTCCCGCGTGAATTTTTGTGTGATTTTGTGAGGGGTGCGCCGCGCCCACCATCAATGCGTGAAACCATGAAAGCGATTAGGGAGAGCCAGAAATGACAGTAGAAGATGTTGCAAGGAAGATGCTTGAGCTAAAGATACTGCCGCGTTTTTGTATCTTAGTAATGACAGGTGTTTACATCCGCTGCATAGAATGGGCATTGTCACAGCCTGATCTTACCACACAACAAGCTAGTCTTATAAGTGTCGTGACTGGTGCAATGACAGGCAGCCTAGCAGTCTGGTTAAACTCGGAGAGGCACTAATGTTACAGGCTTTATTGGGCCCAATATCTTCACTTGCAGGTACTTGGCTTGAAGGCAAGGTTGAAACAAAGAAAGCTGAAGCTGCATCGAAAGTCGCAAAGGCAAAGGCTGAAGCGACTATTATGGAAAAGAAGGCCACGGGTGAGATTGATTGGGATCTGACTATGGCTGAGGGCAGCAAGCATAGCTGGAAAGACGAGTGGCTTACGATTTTGTTCTCTGTGCCTCTTGTGTTAGCCTTTTGTGGAGAGTGGGGACGCAACATTGTATCTGAGGGGTTTACTGCTTTGAACGCTATGCCAGACTATTACAGATACACTCTTGGCATAATTGTCAGTGCCAGCTTTGGTACGAGAGCAGCGACAAAGTTTTTTGGAGGCAAAAAGTAATGGCTAGAAAGTTTCCAAAGGTGCCAAAGACAAAGGGCGGTGTGCCAAGAAAGTATGTGCGCGGTGCTAAAAATCCATCGGCAAGAGAAGCAGAGATCAAACGCACAAAAAAACTTTACAAACAAGGTAAGCTCACCAAAGCTATGATGGATAGGATTAGCAAACAGAGGAGTCGCGGATGAGCAAAGCAGCAGTCATAGCCAAATACTCCAAGTCATCAGGCATATCAAAGTCAACGCTCAGTAAAGTGTATTCCAGAGGGTTAGGAGCTTACTATTCTCAGGGCAGTAGACCGCGTGTTTCTGCGCATCAGTGGGCGGCTGGGCGCGTTCGTTCGTTTGCCACGGGCAAGGGTGGCGCACGCACGGCAGATGCAGATTTACTGCGCAAGAAGAAGGCGAAAAAGACATGATGAAGAAAAGTGCAAAGGCAAAGGTAAAAAAGGTTGCCAAGAAGCTACGCGGTGCATCTAAAGCACACGCAGGGCAAGCAAAGATGCTTGAGAGTTTGTTTAAGAAAAACGGCAAAAGGAGAAGGTGATGCCAGGTACAAAATACTCTCCAAAGCAAAAGAAACTTGCAAGGGTAGCCGCACCACGAGACAAGATTACTGCTGCTGACTTTGCAAAGCTACGCAAGGGCAAGCGTAAAAAGAAAGCGCGTGCATGAGACTGTCACAAAACTTTACACTGCGTGAGCTTACCAAAAGNCAAACAGCAGAGCGTAAGGGTATCCCTAATGAGCCAGATCAAGACANGATAGATAATATTATTGATCTGTGTGACAAGATTTTGCAACCAGTGCGTGATGAGTTTGGCCCTGTAACANTNACNTCTGGATANCGTTGCCCAGAGTTGTGTGTTGTGATTGGTAGCTCAATGAAGTCTCAGCATACAAAAGGTGAGGCTGCTGACTTTGAGGTAGCTGGTGTGTCAAACATGGTTGTTGCCAAATGGATTGCAGACAACTTAGAGTTCGATCAACTTATACTTGAATGTTATACTGGCGGTAACACGGGATGGATTCATTGCAGCTACGCTCCTGATCCACGCAAAGAAGTTCTTACTTACGACAGAGAGAACGGATACAGACACGGTTTGATTGATGGTAGCTAAAAGATTTCAAAATCCAAAAGGTGGCTTGAATCAGAAGGGCAGAGACTTTTTCAAGAGAACCACGGGCGCAAACTTGAAACGCCCGATAAAGTCTGGTGACAATCCACGCAGGGCTAGCTTTCTAGCACGCATGGGTAACATGAGGGGACCAGAGAGAAAGAATGGCAAACCAACGCGCTTACTACTGTCACTCCGCGCATGGGGTGCAAGCAGCAAGGCTGACGCAAGGAAGAAGGCGGCAGCAATCTCCAAACGAAACAAAGCCAAGAAAGGGAAAGCATAATGCCTGGACATTACGGAAAAGCCAAAGGCGGCATGGGAATGAAGAAGAAGTCTGCCAAGATGAAGAGGCAAGCAGCGACAGCTATTGCTATGAAGAAGGCGGGGAAAAAACCTAAGAAGCGCAAGTAATTAGGTCTTTATTGCAAATCTTCAATCAACTGACGCATCTCTTTGCGGGAGTACCCAGTGTCGGTTGGCATGCCTTCTATATAATACCTCATGACAGTGTTGTATGTGTTTGGACGCCACGCTGCAAATGATATGTGCAAAACCTTTTTGCCGCGCCAGATTCTGCAATACTTTTTGCACATAGAAAGTCCGTATATCTTAAACCCCGCTGGTCGCAGATATTTTTTATAACGAAACACTTCCTTGCCAAACAAACTGACAATACCATCATCAATCTCTTTCCAAGGGTTAGGCCAGTTATTGGGTATGTTTAAATGATCCCTCTTTANAAAATTTGCCTGTGAAAGCATATAGCTTGTGCCAAGCTCTTTGTTCTTTTGATCCATTGCTTGTTGCAACTTTACGCTGATATTTATATTTTTTGTCGGTTCCATTTCGATCCTTCCTTTGTTTTATCTGTATAGAGTTTTACCACCAGCAGCTAAATACTGAGCCAGACATTCAATAACGTATGGCTCTGTAAGATAACCGCCGCTTATTTCATCATTAAGTGGGATGATGTGCTTTGCTTTGTGCGGTTTGAAGCCGTGTTCTTCTAGTATTCTGTATGGTCCCCAGCCATTCAATATCAAAGCAGCGTAGTAATCAGGTGCTACTATCCGCGCATCTTTCAGACTGCGCGACTCTTGTAGCGACACAATTTTTTCCGTAGCCATAACACAAAAGATCTCCCTCTCCGTTTATCACCCACGTTCCAGTCATCAGCCCATGTGTTTCTCCGCAAAGATCACATGTGACTGTCTGACCAGAAGGTGCGTGCAGTCTTTTTGTTTTAGTTTTTTTCGGCACTGAGCAGCCTATCTATCTCTGTTTTGGGTACATAATACATACCGCCCAGCTTCTTTGCTTCTATATCGCCCCTTTGGATAAGCATACGCACCCTTTGTACCTTTGGGCGGGTATCACTACCAAAAATTTCTAAAGCCACCTCTCTGGGGCTTAAAAGGCGATTAGAAGGGGATGTCATCGTCAATGTCTCCCTTGTCTGCGTGCTTCATCTGCACGACTTGCCCAACAGGTTTTAGTGCTGACTGTGAAATATCATCAGCAATGTTGTCATCTGCTTGGTACTCTATGACTTCTTGAAAGCGCACGGCTCTCGTACCATCGTCATTTTCAAACAGTTGCACGTCATACAGCTTGTCTGGAAAAAATGTTACGGTGCCAGGTTGTGCTGGTTTGCCGATGTGCGGCCTAAATTTAGAGTTGCTATGTGTAGCTGAACCATTGCCGTTGTAGGTAAACAGTTTCACTGTCATAACTGGTAGCCATCTTCTAGCCATTTGCTTTCTCCTTTAACTTTTCTCTTGTTTCGACAAACAGTGTCTTGAAATCGTTGTAAGCATCAATGTCTTTTTCTTTGATGCTTTGCATCGTTGCTTTTGTAAAAGGCTTGTTCATAAAGACCTCAAGATCTTTCAAGGTGTACTGATCTAAGGTTGCCTCGTTGTGTGCAAGCCACTCTGCTTCTTCTTTACTCAGCTTCTTCTTTTGAGTTTGGATAACATCTGGCTTTGAGTTTTTAAAATCATCAGCCTCTTCTTCTGAATAAACAAACCCAGACGCACCTATCAGCTTGAGTATCACACGATCTTTGGCACGCTTCTCTGCCATAGCGTATGGGTAGCTGTTAGTTGTGTTGGATGGCGCAGACTCGCCTATTGACCAAGCTGTTTTATCACCTAACTTGCCAGTCACACAGATAACAGCGACCTTTGCTTGGGAGTTGGCTTCCACTATTGTTGGCTCGCTAAACAAAATGTTTGTGTGATCTGCTATGCGTTCTAAGGCTTTGTGTAAGATCACGGGCGTGCCGTGGCAGTTCCACACTGCACCTTCATCCATCTTGTCAGACATACCCACCTCCGCAAGCAGCTCGCATAGGTTGTCTGGTAAAGCCTTGCCTTGCCTGTTATTTGTCATCCTCATTGTCTTTCTCCAGTAAACGCTTTTCCAAATCGTTACATTTGTAAGTCACAAGTTCTAGATCTCTTGTCACTTGCTGCAAACGGTTGAACAAGTCATCCATACGCAGATCCCTTTCGTTCAAAAGCTCATCTACGATTTTGCTAATCTCATTCTTGTCCATTGTAAAACTCCTTGTGCCACATAACCATCTGCCCGCGTCCTGATGCGCCCTTACGTTTTGTGCCATCTACAATGATGATGCCCTTTTCTTTTAAGGCTTTGAAACGTGGGGTAATTGAGTTATAGCGGTGCTGCGGAAGGGCATCGCAGACCTGATCTGCTATTGCACCTTCTGCACGAAACGCCCATATTGCATCAGCTACAATAGATTCCATAGCCGTTGCGTCCATCTGCTGTGCTGCGTCGTGGCTGGTGCTTGGGTCATCCCTGCGCACTAATTTATATGCTTCAGTCATCTTTGATCCTTTCTGCTTTTTCTGCCATTGCCTTGATAAAGTGCAACCCTACACGATTGTAGGTTTTGTTTTGTTTTTGTAATTTTTTGACCACCTTTTTTTGCGCATCATCTGCATCTAAAGCGCGGATGGTGTAAGTTTTACGAAAAGTGGCAACAACCTCGACCTGATATTTCTCTGTGTAGCCATAAAGATCGTCTGTGTTTTTGTTTCTTTCAAAACGTTTGGTAATGTTTTCAAACATTAGAAACTCCAAAGTTGTTTAGCTACGTCTACGATAGATGGCCCATGACGCCTTGCTATTTCATTAAAATCTGGCTGGACCAAACCAGCTAAATCGTGCCAGTTACCGTTTGCCGCCTTGAGTAAGTTCTGTGATATGAGCCAACTGCGCACAACTTCTTGATACGCACGCTCTAAGTTTTGCTCTGAAAGTTGCTCACAGTTTTCTGCTGTGGCTATGTGATAGCCTGCCGCTGACACATACAGCAAGGCTGGCGGCTCACCACTGGCTTTCCAATACACAGACTGTTGTTGAGTCTGTAGCCATGTTGGGGTGATCTCTGGCTTTGGTACGCGCCAGGTTCTTGTGCCATCTTTTTTGATTGGGTTGCGTAGCGGTGGCTTACACTTCAAATCTACTTGAAGGCCAGCGCCAAAAAAATCACGATACAACAAAATTGGTACGTCAATCTGAGGCTCTTTGTGCCATTCTTGCTTGTTGCCCTCGACTCTGTTTGCCTGTTGGAAAAACTTTTGCAGCGCGTTTACTGCAAACAATATCATGTCTGGCATGTATTCTTGGAAGGCTTCAAACTCTTCCCTGTCTTTTCCGTCATCCCAATCACGCGGCCTGTAATCCCTGTACTTGGTCATGGCCTCTTGTGTAGCCGCTAGAAGCTCTTGACCATCGAGGATAACTCTTGATGCACCATGTTCAACGCATATTCCACACCAAGGCCTAGCTGCCATTGGAAAGGACACGCCAAGATGTCTAGCGTACATCTTCAATACGTATTCCCACTTTTCCTGTGTCCCGCCTGATGCACTGTCATGCTTTGCGCCAAAAAACTTTCTATACTCTGGTATCTGTGGCATATCCTGTTACTCTCTGTGTATCGTCAACATACTTTAACCATAATTGTTGTCAGGCTGTCAACTCTGTGATACAAGAAAATATGACTTTGGAAGAATATTTAGAAAAAAATAAGATGAGCCAAGCCAAGCTGGCGCGGCGTGCTGGCATGAGTCGGGCAGCTATAAATAGATTATTGTCAGGCAGTAGGCGTCCAAGCCCACAAACTATGGGCAAGATATTTGTGGCTACAGATGGAGA